TTAACAGTGTACTTGTAATATTTTTCGTAAACCTCTAAAATTTCTTCTCTTGTAAGAATATCTTTTTGGTCAGGAAATGTTCCTGTGGGTTCGTGACCTCCATGTTGTTTCCTCGAAGGTAATAAATTATATCTATAACCTTCTTCATTTCTGTCATCAACCGTGGTGAATGGATAAAGAGTTGAAATTACTGGGTCATTTGAATCTTCTTCAGTGATTGGTATGAATATAGATACTCTAGCATTTGGAACACCGAAACCATTATTTACAAATATTCTACCACAAACAACACCATAATCGGAGCACATTGAGGAGTACGCTTCAGTTTGTGTAAACTTTAACGAAAGTATTTCCAAAAGGTCAAAGTCATTTTTTAACTCAACAACAACCTTTTGGTCTTTACCAATATTTGTGGAAATTCTATGTTTTTGCATTCTTCTATATAAATAGAAAATTATAGGTTTCCAGAATAATAAATAAAAATTAAATTAGAATGTAGTGGTTCCTAACGTTTTTACCCTAACTTTTATATCTTTTTCAGGAAATCTTATTTGATAAATTTGATTAGATTTCATAAAAATTGTCATATCCGATTGGGCAATTTCTTTGGTTTCATTATTAACATATGATTGAGCAACTTCCGCAGATGAATATTCTCCACCGATATTATTAAAAGCTCTAACATCAACCGCGTTTACCACACCATTAACCTCACCAATTATTCTGTATAGGTCACCAACAAATAGTGGGTCGCCCATTTTTCTTTTATCAATTGAAAAATAACTTACGATATCTTCTATTATTGTTCTAATAATTTCTGTTTGATTACCATTTTTATCAATAACCACATCAACCTCAAGTGTTAAGTCGATAACTTCACCACTTTCAATCTCCAAGAAGTCATTAACCATTCGATATTCAGAAAGATATGTTAGTATATTGTTTTTCAAGGTGTTTGAAACTGTATCGATTAGGTTACCGTTTTCATCATAAGATAATAATTCGATTTTTATCTTATTATCTTCTTCCATAACATTAACTTTTGCAGGTGCACCATATGTTGATGGCATTGTTTCAATTAATGATTTATAATCATTTAACGTAACCGCTCTATTTTGTGCAGCAAAATTATATGCTATCATATTTCGAACTTCTTCGATTGTTGGTTGGTCTGAACCACCCACAGCCGGAGTAATATTGGTTACAGTTAAGGAATTTTGTACTTGTGTGTTTGTTGATGCATTTGGTCCTGTAATTACAAAATCCACATCATCAACACTAGTAATAACATTAATACCTAAATTACTATCTCTACCACCACCAATTCTATATTTTACAAAAAGAGTTGTGTTTGGTTTTGGTAATGAACCTAATGATAAATTATTTAGATACGTACCTAAACTAACTCTCATAGTTCCATTATTAAAATTATCCAAGTTGTCAAGTGGATTAACATTACCTGAACCAAAGGTTATTGAAAAATAGTTTTCAGGAGTATATTCTGTTACAAATTTATTTGATACTGGTACATAGGTTCCCGAAATAAAATTATCAGCATCTGACGCTGTTGTTGGGTCCGGAATAAATACCTTATCCTGTATTAAAGTTTTTACTTCATACCATTTGTTTGTTGAATTTAAAAACTCAGAATTTGTTGGATTACCAGCGAAACTCGTACCTTCTTTATGTATTATTGATGTGACACCTAATATATTTTGTTCGGGTAAAAACAATTTTAAAAACGGTCTTTGGTCTGTTTCGGTAATTACTCTTCGATAAATTCTTGTAACACCATTAACAACAGCCTCTCTTTTAACAATCGAGTAAGATATCAATCTATTATTACCATCAAAATTTGGTATTTTTAATCTATTTGGTTCTCCTCTACCATTAAATGGATTCGCGAAATCAATATCCTCAATTGTTTCAAATACTTGACCACCACCCGATACTTGAGCACCAGCTATAATGGTTCCAAGGTATCGTTCATCTTCTTTGTCACCTCTTACAGGTACTTGAATAGTAAAGTCACATAAACTAACAGATGGTCTGTTACCCGGTATTTTAAAACCGTATGTTTTTGCTATGTGATAAAGTGATTGTCTTTGTTGAGCAAAATCCAACATAGTTTCTTGCCAAACTCTATCAATATGAAAATGTAAATTATCCGCAACCGCGGCGTTTAAATCTAACAATACAGAATATATTGATGCATCGTTAGTATTTTTAACTAAATCGGGATAATACTCTCTTGTTAAATTAACAAGTTCTTGTCTTAAACTTGCAAAATCCCTAACCGCGTATGATATTTTTTTACTCATGTTATATATTAATAATTATAAAATCGGAAGAAACAAATGGTTCATTATTTATGTCATAATCAATCCTAACTTTAGCAGTGTAAGGTTTGGTTGAATAATCTGAAACTCTAAATAACCTTGAATCTTCGTCTTCCTGTGGACTCACCGGTTCTTCAGGGTCTTGGTCTGCTGCGGTAACCGTTATTGATTTTATTTCCAAGTTTGGTATGTAAGTACTAACTGAAGTTCGTATTTCATCTTCAATTTGTCCCCATGTAATTGCATCATTTGGTTCAAAAATAAATTCATATAATCGAGTACCAAAATCAGGTAGGTAATACCTTGAACCTTTTCTTGTTAATAACAAATGAATAAGGTTAGCCCTAATCTCTCTCTCGGGAGTTTCAGTCATCACTAAAAAATCACCTTTCTGACTAATTCTAAAAGGAAAATCTATACCATACGTTACAGCCATACTAATAAATATAATGAAACAATAAATACTAATAAATAAAAAATCCCGACTTTTCAGTCGGGATTCACATATATTATTTGACCTTCACCCCCTGTATAGTCAAATGATTGGATGCTTGCGGTCGGCCGCGAACCATTAAGGGAGTCACCCACTTGTGCTTATGAACCACATCCCTCACACTCAAATGGTGAATCAGATGGTCTTGATGTCATAACCATTTCAACCAATTTTTCCTCATCATTATTGTTGTGATTAGTATTTAGGATTTCTTGTGTTTCATTTATAGGTTTAGCAGTTGATGTGTCAATACCTAAACCTTTAAGTGGGTCGACTGCCGACCTAGTTCTTAAATAGTACATACCGGTTTTTAAACCAAGTTTCCAACCATATAAGTGAGCCGCCAATACTTTTGTTTTATTTGCATTACCAATAAAAAGATTTAATGACTGTGATTGGTCAATGTATATCGACCTATTTGCTGCCATTGTTAATATTCTCTTTTGTGACATTTCCCAAACTGTTTTATAAATTTCTTTTACATCAACAGGTATTTCAGGTATGTTCTGCACTGAACCGTTTTCCATTATAAGTTTCTTTCTTATTTCATCTGACCACAGACCTCTTTCAAGTAATTCACCAACTAAGTGTTTATTAATTACAATAAACTCACCACCCAATGTTCTTCTAGAATATAAGTTTGATGTAAACGGTTCAAACGCTTCATTATTTCCTAAAATTTGTGCGGTAGACGCTGTGGGCATTGGTGCAACCAATAATGAATTTCTTACACCGTATTTCATTACTTCTTTTCTTAATGATTTCCAATCCCAACGACCACTTGTGTCTTTATCTGTTTTACCCCATAATTCATATTGGAATATACCTTTAGATAATGGAGAACCCTCAAATGTTGAGTAATGCCCCTGTTCTTTAGCTAAATCCTTAGATGAGGTTAATGCTGCAAAATAAATTGTTTCAAAGATTTCAGTTTGTAATTTATCAGATTCTTCACTTTCAAATGGTAATCTCAACATACAGAAAATATCTGCTAATCCTTGAATACCCAGACCAATAGGTCTATGTTTCATGTTTGAAAGTTCGGTTTCTTTTGTTGGGTAGAAATTTAAGTCAATTACGTTATTCAAATTTTTAACAACTTGGTAAACATACTCATAAAGTAATTCATGATTAAACTCATTATTTAGAATATATTTTGGTAACGCAATTGATGCCAAATTACAAACTGCCTGCTCCTCTTCATTTGAGTATTCAATAATTTCGGTACATAAATTAGATGATTTAATAGTACCCAAATTCTTTTGATTTGACTTGTAGTTTGCAGCATCTTTATACAACATATAGGGAGTTCCCGTCTCGATTTGAGATGTTAATATTGCATCCATCAATTTTCTAGCTTTCACTACTTTTCTTCCTCTACCTTCTTGTTCATATTTTTCATATAACTCAGTAAATTCTTGTGTGAACTTAAATGGGTCGTCATAAACATCTGACAATCCGGGAGCCTCATCAGGTGAAAATAATGTCCAATCACTATCCTCTTCAACACGTTTCATGAATAAATCAGGAACCCACATTGCTAAGAACAAATCTCTCGCTCTCATTTCTTCCTTTCCGTGGTTTTTTCTTAAATCAATAAATTCAAACACATCTGAATGCCATGGTTCAAGATATACAGCAAAAGAACCTTTTCTTTTACCTCCTTGGTTAATCCAACGTGCAACTTCATTATATGTTTTCATCATTGGGAGTAGACCATCGGATTCTCCACCTGTACCTTTTATATATGAACCTTTACCTCTCACATTATGAACATGTAGTCCAATACCTCCAGCCCATTTTGAAATCTTTGCAACATCTTTTATGGTGTCAAATAAACCATCAATATCATCTCCTTTATTTCCAATTAAGAAACATGAAGACATTTGTGGTCTACGAGTACCAGCATTAAACAAGGTTGGTGTTGCATGTGTATAAAAATGTTGAGACAAATCATCATAAATTCTCAACGCCATTTCTAAATTTCCGTTACATATACCAACAGCAACCCTCATGTACATGTATTGTGGTCTTTCAACAATTCGTTTACCAACCTTTAAAAGGTATGAACGTTCTAAGGTTTTAAATCCAAAATAATCAAAATCTAAATCTCTTTCTTGTCTAATCGCACCATCTAACGCCTCTCTATTTTGTTGAACAAATTGAAAAACCTCATCAGATATTAATGTAGTTTCTTTTCCTGTTTTTGGTTCAATAAAAGAATATAACTCTTTAATTGCTTGTGAGAATTTTTTTGGTGTGGTCTTATGTAAATTCGAGACTGCTAATCTTCCCGCCAGTTTTGCATAATCAGAATGAGTGGTTACTAACGATGCTGCAGTTTCTGCTGCTAAAACATCCAACTCGGTCGTTGTGATACCATCATAGATACCTTGTGTAACTTTTAATGTGATTAAAGTTGGGTCAATATATTCAGTGTTTAAATCATCACAGAAATTTTGTATCCTTCTTGTAATCTTGTCATATCTCATCTCCTCAAAGGAACCGTCTCTTTTTTTTACTTTCATTTCTTTAATTAATTAAAAATCAATATCTCCAATATTTGTTATGTCTTCAATAGACGATGCGTTTGTAACACCGGCTTTTTGATATTCCGCAACCCTTTTTTCAAAAAAGTTTGTTTTACCTTGTAAAGCGATGTTTTGCATAAAATCAAATGGGTTTTCTGAATTATACACTTTTGAACAATTTAATGATGTGAGTAATCTATCAGTAACAAACTCAAGATACTGAGCCATTAAATCAGAGTTCATACCAATTAATCTAACCGGTAACGCTTCAAGAATAAATTCTTTTTCAATTTCAAGAGCCCCACAAATAATTTCTCTAATTTTTTCTTCACTTAATTTTTTGTCGATGTGATTATTATTTAAATGACACGCAAAATCACAGTGCATTCCCTCATCACGAGAAATCAGCTCATTTGAGAATGTTAATCCTGGCATTAAACCACGTTTCTTGAGCCAGAAAATTGAACAAAATGAGCCAGAAAAGAAAATACCTTCAACCGCAGCAAATGCTACAAGTCGTTCAACGAATGAATCGGAATTAATCCATTTAATTGCCCATTCGGCTTTCTTTTTAATAGCGGGAATTGTTTCAATTGCATTAAACAAAAGGTTTTGTTCTTCTTTATCCTTGATATATGTATCAATTAAAAGTGAATATGTTTCACTATGTATATTTTCCATCATAATTTGGAAACCATAGAACATTTTCGCTTCAGTATATTGAACTTCATTGACAAAATTTAATGCCAAATTCTCATTCACTATACCATCAGATGCGGCAAAGAACGCCAATACATGTTTAATGAAGTGTTGTTCATCTTCATTTAATTTGTTTTCCCAATCATAAATGTCTTGAGCCAAGTCTATTTCCTCAGCTGTCCAAAAACACGCTTCTTGTTGTTTATACAACTTCCAAATGTCGTGGTGTTCAATTGGAAAAAGGACAAAACGTCCTGGATTTTCTTTCAAAATCTTTTCACTCATATTAATAAAATTTTTTTTAGTTACGGTTTAAAACTTCTTGTCTCTTAATAAACGCCTCTCTTGCTCGAGTCTGATTATTTTTTTCTTTGTCTTCTTTGTGACCAAGAAGTGTTGTTTGTGTTTCGGTATCGATGTGTAAAAATTTGTTATCAAATTTACAGTTATTCCAAATAATACCATCCTGACCAATACGTGATTTTAGTAAGGTCATAGTTGCTAAGCTGTGTTCTTTTTGTTCAAGTGTTTTACCAACCGATAAAACAACGTGACCAATTTGTGCCTTTTTAATTGAACCACCCATTTGGTCGGTTGTAACAACCTCTGAAGAAATTGACTCCCTATTACCTTGAGTTGCCGTCCATATTGCAATATCAAATTCACCTGTCATTGATTCAAGACTTCTCATTACAGAACCCTCTCCTTTCCATTCTTCACCGAAACTGCTTCTATCTGGTGATATACAATCAACATAATCAATCACTAAAAGGTCTAATTTTTTTCCATCAGACAGGTGTTTTCTTATTCTTGATTTAATTTCGGATATTGTTACTGAATCACTTGGTAATTTAATGATACTAAGAGACCCTTTACTTCTTTGTTGAACTTCTTCAACAATTTGTTTAACTTCCTCTTTTCTTTCGGGTTGTTCGTCAGGTTCAATACCTGACCAAATTGTGAAGTGTTTCTTTTTAATGTTTGCGGGATTATCCTCAAAAAATATCTGTAGGACATTAAAATCGTGATTATACCCTGTGTTTGAAAATAAGGTAAGTAAAGTAGTTTTACCAGTACCTGTAGGTGCTAAAACTACACCTAATTCTCCTCTGGCTAATCCACCTTTTAACGCTGAATCTACACCATTTATTCCTGTTGGTATAGCCTGTCTATTGTCCTTTTCTAATGCTGAGTCAATATCGTGAAACACGTCCATTGATTCTTCAGGTGGGAGACCTACTTCAAGTGCTTTTTGAATAATTCCTTCGATAGTTGGGTATTCATGGAACGCACCATTATCGATAATTGAATTAATCCTTTTTAATTCTTTTCTGAGATTCTGTTGTTTACAGAAATTTAATGCCTCGTCCTTAACTAATGAACTATCTTGAGTATTCTCCTTGATTGATTCAAGTGTGTCCAAATGGATTCTAGCGTTTTCTTGAGACCCCATTTCAGAAGTTATTTTAAGTGCCAAACTTTCATAGTTTGGTATCTTAGAATATTTCTTGTAGTACTCTTTTATGTGTTCAGAAATGAATCTAAAAGAAACGTTATCAAAGTACTTGCTCTCGATTACATCAATAATTTGCTCCCCGTATTTTTTTTCCTCGATAATCGCTTTAATTAATGATTGTTGGAATGATGTTCCGAGTGTTCCAAAGTTCTTTTCTGTCATTGTTAATATGTTTATTATAATTGATAATTTAAATAAGTTGTTTCCAATTGTCTAGAAGATAAAATATCGGTTAAGTCCGACAAATATCTCTTCAAATTGGGACGAATGTCTACCGTATATCTTACTTTTGGGTGAAAAATATTTGAGGGAAACATTCTTTGAATAAATACTTCGTCTCCCATCTTAATCTCGAGCAAGAAACTTTCTTTATCATTTTCATCACTAGATTCTACACCCTCTAAACCGTAAAAATAATCACGATTTTCGTTTAGATAATCCAAAGTTTTTGATTTCAAATCATATGCGATTTCGTCACAAATATATTTAACGTAGTCATGTAAATCTAACGAGCGGCGAGATTTAGGGTTATGCTCTTTAACGTTAAAAAAACGTTGGCAAATAATGTTTTTTTCAAGAGTCAGGAGAAACTCGAATTTTGTTAAGTCTTGATTACTCATTGGTTTTAATTTTTATTATTTTTTTATTTTTTTCTTTTCTTGTTAGTCTCAAAAAGGGATTTAGAAAATTAATCCACGCATCATCAGATTTTGGAAGTAATAGAAATATCCCATCTTCCATCATCATCTTCATTGTATTTTTGTATGAACGACCTTCAGGGTCTATTAAATCGTTCATCAAAGAATTTATCGATTCCTTAGCGTCATCAGTTAAAAATGGGTCATCTAAACTTACAATTCTACTATTGACATCAAAAAACTCATCACCAAGTACACCGTATTTGGTAACACCAGTAAGTAGATTTTTAACTACGTTATTATCATTATCTTCCTCAAATAACGTATTAAATCTCTCTTTTATAAAATCTATCGTGATTTCTTGAGTCTTAATTTCGGGAACTACATTGATTAATCTTCTAACACCTAAGTTTTTTATACCTGCAATGTTGTCGGATTTATCACCACAAATAATCTTAACCAGTTTTATATTCTGAATAAGAATCTGTTCATGGTCATAAACAAACATATCATCCGGTTGATAAATTTTACTGTGTGATGGATTGTAAAGTTTTGTATTTTCCGACACAAGTTGAGTCAAATCTCCATCAGAAGAAAATATTATCTTTTTTTCTTTTGGGGAATTTTGAGAATAGTAAGCAATCGCGTCATCAGTTTCACAAAATTCATATTCACCTTGTCTAACAAATAGTTCTTCTAAATACTGTTTAACGCGATTGCGTTGTTTACCGTAAGAATGTACTTCTTCTTCTGTTCTAATTCTAGATTTACGATTTTCTTTGTATTGATGGTAATACCTCTTTCTTGTTAGAGAACCGTCTTGACCATCCCAAAATACAACAATTTTGTCTAAGTGGTGAATTTCTATTGTTCTTCGAAGTGTGTTCACAAAATGGTATATTGCACCAATGTGTTCACCTTTATAGAAATGATTTTTTAAACCAAAAAAACCAATAGTTAATAAATTATCACCATCTACTAATAGTACGTTAGACATTAATCATTGTTATTACAGGTTGAACAAAAAAAAATTAATCTTCATCATCACAGTCAACTGTTGTTGATTCTGATAATTCAAAATCCCCACCACCCAATTTTTCTTTCCAAAAATTAGAGTATTCTTTTTTGTATAACTCTAATGCTTCTTTTGTGTCGGCAATGTATCCATAGTGAACAACAATAACCTTACCGTCTTTGTATCCTAAACCATTTACGTGGTTTTTGAGAATAGAAATTTTCGTTCTAACTGCATATGATATTTTTCTACCATCTTTAACTGCGTCAATATGATTGATACCTGATTTTTTCTGATTCCCAAAAAGGAAAACAAGTGCAGATGCTAACCAAAGAGCTTCACCACCTTTTGCTTTGATTTCTGGTTGACCAAATGGATTGTCAGGTAATTCTACCCATGGTTGATTAACCACCACCATTGTAAGGTAATATGGGTTTTCTTTAGTTGGGTAATCTTCTTTTTTAGATTTAGTAATTCTAGAGTGAACACCCATACCTATTTTATCCGATAAAACACTTGCGTTGTGTTGTTTACCACCTTTACCATCGAAGGTCATCTTACAAGGTATTGAACCTACAGAATCCCAACAGAACAAAATGTGTCTTGGAATCTCACCTTTTTCGTGAGCATCTATAACTTCATTAACAAAATCAGTTGCTTGTTCAATGTATTCGAATGAGTCGTTAAAAATAAAATCACCCACCCATTCTCCGTCAGAATTTTTCTCTGCCTGAAAACCTAATTCAAGTGCGTGTTCCCATTTCCATTTTCTTTCTGTAATGATAAGAACAGGTAAATGACCTTTTCTTTGTGCATCAACCGCAGCCAAAATCATTGCAGTGGTTTTCGATGAGTTAGTGTGACCAAGAAACATGTTAATGTTACCCATCACAGGTCCCGGTAATCCACATGCGTTATTAAACGCTTCTCCACAGTAATAAAAATTTTCATCTTTATATTTTGTTTTGGTGGAGAATTTTGATATATAATCAAATTCTTTTTTCTTAATTGCCATAGGTATATTTGTAAAATTCTTGTAGTGTTTCTAACTTATCTGTTGCATTTGCAAGTTTCTCAACGAACTTATTCATTTCCTCCAAATGTTGTGGGTGTTCACCGATTCCAACTGGATTTTCCATGTAAATCATTAAAGTCGCCTTGGATTCTGCAATTTCACTCTCATATTTTTTAACGAGAGATTCGTACATTAGATTTTTAATTGTCATGTTTTAAATTTTAAAAAGTACTTGGACACCACATTAATGCGAATGTCCAAGTACAAGTTGAGTATTTTTAGAATGGTAAATCATCATCTCCGTCAACCTCTTCTTGAGGATGATAATCAGGAACTGATGTTTTTTGAGTTGGTGGTGTGGATGGTGTGGATGGTGTCATAAATTCTGAATTTTCAGAAGAGTTTGATACCCATTTGCTAGTTGCAGAATCCCATTTTGGAACTTCTCCTTTAGCAATCATCTCAAGATAGTCTTCAGGTTTTTTAGAATAAACATCTGACCAAGTTAAATCATCGCTCAACCAAGTATCTGAAACACTTTTTTCAGTGTGTAATGAACTTTGGTCTTCAGGGATAATAGAGGTGATTGTTGTATACTCTCTACCATTACCCGATTTAGTTAAATTTAAATTAATGACAAGGTCTCTACCTTTTTCGGGGTCAGTAATATCACCCTTGTTTTTGAAAAGAGGGAAAATTTTATCCAACACACCCTCATTTTTAGTGTTGTGTTTAAAACGCCAAAATTTTACACCATCTTGTTCGTTTTCTCTGTCGATAACTTTTACAATGTAAAATTTACGAGAACGGTATTGACGAGCCAATACTTTATCTGACTCCACTCCGGTCATCATTAAACCTTCATGAACTTCATTAAGTGGTGAACGTTTACCTTCTTGTTTAGGGTCATAAAGTTTCACCCAATTTCCGTCTACTTGAACCTCATGGAAGTAAACTTCAACAAATGGACTTCCACCATTTGGTGCCGGTAGAATTCGAATTCGTCTCTCACCACTGCGAGCACCTTTCGGTAATACCGTAGTGAAATACTTTTTCATTCTGTCTTCTTGAGACACCTTGTTACTGTTGCCGCTCGCGGCGTTTTTGTTGTACTGAGCCAGTACTGCTTCTAATGTTGACATAATAATTGATTTTAAATTGTTAAACTGTTTGTATGTAAAGTATAAATAAAAAAAGTCAGACTTCAAAATCTGACTTGTATTTTTTTCAAAAAAAGTTCAAACTCTTACTCTAGAGTTAAAAGATACAATAATTTATTCAATAAACCAACCATCTCATCTCTTAAATTTAAAAGGTCGGTATCTCTTGTTTCATCTAAATCGGATGAAAACTCTATTAATGCATCGACACATGTCTTTATCATGTCCGAAGGATTCATTTCAGATAAATTTATAAGTGTGATATTTTTTGTATCATCATCCAACACAAATCTTCCGTATTTACCCATTGATGATTCTACGAATTCATCAATTAGTTCTCCTAAATCTTCATACACATCACCAAACGCCTTGTGTCTTGCAAGACCTTTGGTTTGCCAATGATTTATTTTTAATTGTGTCTGTAAACCTAATAAGAAATTTATCTTAGAAGCTAAATTCATCTTCATCCGCATTAAAACTATTTCTTATGATGTCAGTAGAATAATTATCGATGTCTTGTTTCGTTAAAACATATTCATTTTTACCTGATTGTGCCATTTCTGGTTGTTTCTGAGCAAAAAACTCTTGTGGATTTTGATTAAATGGATATGAATCTAAAGAACGTAACTCAAGTTTTTCTTGAGGTGTCTTTTCTTTCATTGTGTCCATCTTTTGTCCTAATTCATCAATTTTATTCATTACCATATCCATTTGAGATAGTTTATTCTCTAAATCGGTTAGTTTGGTAAAAACGGTATCCATTTTACCAACAACCTCGGTATTATCAGATTTACTATCATCCAAATCTTTTTTAATCGATTTGGTCATGTTAACTAAGTCTGTAATATCAATTTCTTCAGTGTCATCAACAGGTGTTGACATATCTTCTGGTGTGGGTGCTGCAATATCTTCCGGTGCTGGTGGTGGAACATCTCCTTCCGCTCCCATGTCAGGTGCTGGTGGTGCAATATCAGGTGGTGGTACTTCACCTTGTTCCATTAAAGTCTTTGCATACTTATTAATCGCATTATATCTTGCGAGTTCTTCCATTAATGTTTTTTCTAATTTTTTCATAGTTAATCTTGTAAAAGTTGTCTACCGTCTTCGGTTATAAATTTTTTATTTAATCTTTCAACAATTCCGTCCTTAGACCTAATGACATAACACTCACCGGTCTGTAAATCACATTCCTCTCTTTCCATCCCATCATTTGAAACGGTTCTAATTTGTTTGGGGTTACTCATGTAGTTTTCCAAACTTTTATTTATTTTTTCGTTATTCATGGCTTTTTCTTTTATAAATATCTGTAAAGTTCGAAAACTTACATATTATTCCATTCTGAAATAAACAACGTCACCATCATACAAACCCAACTCAGACATTAATTTAGGTGATAACGCTAAACCATATTTTTGACCAATAGGTCCAACTGCAACAGGTCCTTCCGCAACTATACTTCCAAGACTTGAGTCTAATTGGTAATTTGGATTAACAATAACTTGTTTATTATTCTTTGGATTTTTAAATGTTGTTTTTGCCGTTCTAACCACATCATCAGTTATTGATTTGGATAATTGGAATCTCGTCATGAAGTATCTGTAATTAGACGAACTAATATCTGAAAACTTTATTCCATTCGCAATATTCATACTAACGGTAGGTTCTATTTTGTAATCTTTACCACCCATTTGTACAACTAATCCTCTTAACCATTCTCCGTTATTTTGAATTAATTGAATTGACCTAACTTCATTAAAACCATTATATGGTACACCAAATCTATTAATACCAACCGTTTCGATTATTTTTTCCGCAGTACCACCGTATACACCATATCTGTCAGTAATATATGAAACACCATCTTTCGGATAAACTACATTTTCTTCAGTTTTTGTTTTATTTTCTTGTCTTTGTTTGAATTTACCAATCGCTTTTGCTTGTATTTTATCAAATAAAATCCTATAACTAGCAACAAATGAATCTTTTGGGTCGGGTAGTGATGTATATGGTATTCTTGTACCAGCAAAAGTTGTTGATATCGTATTTGATTTAATACTATGATTTACTTCTGTAATCCAATATGAACCCTTAAACATTGGGATGTTTTTTAAATAGAAGAACATTGTTGGTTGTATCATCACATTACCCATCGATGATACCTCACATTTATATGACGCTTGTTTGTAGTAATCAAATAAACTCACGTCCACATTATGTACACCTGCACCGGATGATGACCTTGATAAATCTTCCAATACTTGAAATGATTCAGAAGTATTTTTTAATGTAGATTGGTCTAAAGTCACACCTTTGAAAATTCCTTGATTTTGGTCACCAAAACTTACCTCAAACGCAACTACCCTGTTTGATTTAGATAAATCGTTTTGTGAAAAACCTTCTAATGATGTAATCAACAAAGGATTGTTATTTTGACTACCAATATAGAAACTATCATCATTAAACTTGTATGGTCTACTATTTGACATATCCAATCTTTTTGAACTTTGTCCAACTAATTGTATGATAATTTTTGGTGTTGCTTCTTGGTAATCAACCTCTAAAAATGTACCGAATAGTGTAGACGCAACTTTTTTAGATGGTGTTATTTTATTTTTATTTGTTAAATTATTTCCATAAAAATTAACATATGCAGGAAGTGCTCTCATATCTAAACCGGTTCCCTGTATCATCATTGATATGGCACTATACAGATTAACTGATGCATTTTCGGGTAATAATAATGGTTTAAATTTATCTATGTTTAGATATAATTTATCTCCAATATCTCTATTCGCTTTATCTAAAAATAGAAACTCTTCAAGTAATAATCTTTGACCGATTGAATTACCGGCCGTCCATTTATCATTAAATGATTTAAATGTGTTGTATAATTCTATTTTGGTATCATCAGTATTATACCCCCTGAATATGTCTATTCTTGAATTTGTGTTTTTAGCTTTAGACGAATCTAATTTCGCTAATTGGGGTAATAATATTGCCATAAAGTGTACCAATCTAACATCAGCACCGTTAGCAATAAGTTGACCGTCATCGTTTTTAAGTATTATTTGATTGGTTAAATATTGTTTAAACGCGGATTTAGTATTCACACCACCCGATTTTCGATATCCACCATAAATTAAAATTAATGACCTATGACTTTTTATGTTTTCTTCGGTTAATCTTATATCATTTATACTGAAGAAATCAAGATAATAACCATCGATATCTTCACCAATATAAAGTTTTATAAAATTTTGATTTGTGGTATTCACATCAGAAATACTAAACGGCTCAGGACTATAAGTGGATAAACTATTGTTAGTGGTTCCACTAACTTTAGTCATACCATAAAGTGTAAATGGGTCGATTTCTTTTGGATTGGCCATACTGAATTTTATCAAATTAGTTGTTGATAAAATGTCTGTGGTTATACTTTCCGCATTTATTTTTTGTCTTTCTTTTAATGTGTTTTTAATTAATAAATCCACATCATTATTATCTCCATCTATTTTCTCAACAACAGATAATTTTTTAAGAATATCTTGGAATTTAGAATAATTTATATTTCTAAATGTTTCATAAGGTATTTCATCATTTAGTTTTTCAGACGCAAAATCAATAAAGAAACTTTCAAAATATTCTAATATCTGAGGACTAAACGTACCAATTAAATCTAATGCCTTTTTATAATTTGCGGTTAAAGAGAATGTATTTCCTGTACTTCTAAAATAATCGTAAGGTGTTGGAAATGTTTGACCACTAAAACTGTCTGTAATGATATCATTTGTATACCATAAAGTTCTAAAACTTAATTCTTGTGAAAAACTAAAAGAACTATTGTTTTGAATTTTTGAATCTTCAAAACCACCAATTGATGGTAGTAATGTATAATTTTTATCAGATGTTATATATTTTGAATTATCCATAAAAACATCCCAATAATTCCTATTTGATTTTTGTCTAACCCTATGTTGTATTTTTTGTGAGGCGGTATCAGCTGAATATGACACGTTACCTAATAAAGGGTTATAAGATGAATAGTCGTTTACTATTTGACTGTATATTGCTTGGTAATATGGATTAACACCAACATTCGTATACCCTGTATATGTTGTACCGGTTGTTGAACCCGTCGTTGACGGTATTACATCTGTATATGGGATATACGTAACACCCGTTGTTGAGCCCGTTGTTGTTGAAACTCTTGGGATAATATCAAAAGTAATATTCTCATCATAGACCACATAAATTGTTGCACCTGTTAAACCGGTTAATGGTGTTTGAGATAATTCAATTGTGGTTGGGTTTGTTATTCCCGTAATAATAGTATTATTTGCGGTTTGTCCTGTTCCGGATATTACCGCAATTTTCATACCTGTTTGTATGTTAGATACTGAAGGTACGGTTACTGTTGTTCCGGTACTAGATACTCCACCAATAATTGCCGCACTAAGTGAACTATTATTATCAAATAAAGTTTTACCTGATAACGGTCTAACATTATAACTTGAATCAATTGACCCATTTAATATGTCAACCCCATCAATTAGATGTGTTTTATATCTGTGATATATTGAACCCCATTTTAACATTAAATGATAAGGTATAAAATGTGTTGCTGAAATTTCCCTAAATAATGATGATGTTAATATTGAATTATTTTCAAACGTTATCTGTTCATCTAAATCAATAAATGGTAAAGAATTTAACATCAAATAAGATGAACCAACATATTTTCCTTTAACTGTTGTCTTATTAAAATCTGAATAAAGTTGGTTATGAAAATATGGTGTATTGTATATTGGTAGGGTGTTACCTGAAACCTTTATTGTGTTTGAAAAAAAATCAACCTTACCAGATATAAGTTTTAAAGGGTCATTATATCCGGGTTTTAACCATGAAGAAATACTAATTGGTGATGCAATAAAACCTTGTGATGTGTTTAATTGTAATATACCATTAAATTTAAAATTATCATCAGTAAATGAACTTTTATTAATGTAATTTAAATATGTTGATGAATTAAATGGATAAATATTTTTTCTATATGATTCAGGAAGATAACCTAAAAGTAAATTATCTAAATTCTCTTTATTTAAATCACCATTAGAATTTGTTGCATTTTCAATATAACTTTCAAATCTAAACGGTTCATCTAATGCATCTACTATATAACTTGTTGTAGGTAAAGTATCTCTGAAATTATTAAATTTTTCAAAAGGAGATAATTGTGGTAATAATCCATCATATTCAACTATTGTTTGTGGACTACCGTTAGCATCTTTAACAATAACACCATTTTCTTTTTGAACTTGCTTTGTTTTAATATTAATAAAATTAACCAAAGGATTACCAGATGCTCTTGCTATTCTTTTCGCTAATTCAATTAAGTCAAAATCTTCTCTTATGGATTCTTCTATATTTTTAAATTCTTCATTAGCTAATTCGGTAAGTAAATTATTATTAAAGGAATCAAACATTGTTAGATATCTAGCTCTTTCGTAAATTTCATAGACAAAAGAATCATATGTTTTATCAATATATGGTATACTATCTGTTATTACATCAATTCCACAAATATCCTCAATTTTGTTATTGTCGGCGTTTGAATCAAATACATAATTAACATCATTTCTTGTTTGTTCATTATCAACATTTGTTTCTACTCTATTAGTTACGATTTTAATATATTCTTCAACAAAGTCAACTTCAGGCCATAAAGTTTTATCATTTGATTTTAATTTAGAAACTAATTGTTCATCACCCGGATATGCGATAACATTTTGTTTACCACCCGTTTGTGGTTTTTTAACTTCCGGCCAAGGGTAAATGTTTTCACCTTTTGATTCTTTAGAAAGATTTGATATTAATTTTTTTCTCTGATTTGAAGCATCAAATGCTTTATTATGAACATCTTTCATGAGTATCACATACACTTCAGCATTTGCCAATAAAACCGCAAACATATTTCTAATTGTTGGTTCAAACCCAAAACCCTCTTTTCCCTTAATAACCTCATTCATTCTGGTTTCTACGTCATCCTCAACTTTCTTTCTTTGTTCTTCAAATGATTTTCTAATTAAAAAAATATCATCAAAGATTCCATCAATATAAACAACATTTTTTTTGTCAGTCAACGTTTTGTAATATGACTTTACATCTTTTACATTTCTTATTGAGATTCTTTTAAAATCACCAGTCGTCTTATTTAATAACGTTTGAGTAAAAAGTCTTGACTTTGAAATTTTTGTATTAAAATTACTTATTAATAATTCTAAAGAACCAGATTTATCACCAATTATTTTAGAAGTATCTGTTTTGTCTTTTAAACTTAAATAATACCAAAATTGGTCAATTGTCTCGTTTGATGTGGTTTTAGTTGGTACAGTTATAAGTTCGTCAGAAAGATTGATTTTACCCCACGACTTTACTGAGTTTTCGAATTCATTGATTAAATCATCTAACTCTTTAATACCCTGAAATACCTCCATATCAACATTACTGAATATTTGTTGTTCCAAAATTTTATCTAAACTTTCAGCAATATAACCCATTTCTTTTAACGTTCTAACGGGAAAACCTTTAGGGATTAATCCCTTTGCTTCATATTTTCTATAAATTGATTTTAAAATTGAATATCCTCTTGATGAGTAAGAAATACGTTTTTCATATAATCCCGTTTTTTCATTAAAAGTAACATCTTTAGTTTCATTAACCATAAACATATACGGACAATTAATGATTGCGGAAAGTGGAATATCATTCATCCATGCAAACGTTGACCCAACAAATGTTGTAGTTATTTCAAAATTACCATTTGACTCATTAAACTTTGAGTTGAATTTTGTCATATGTAAACGATACCTAATCGCTTTGCCGTAATAACCTTTTACTGTTAAATAAAAGATTGGCCATGGTAAATGAAAAAACGCTCGATATGGTGAGTTCTCACTTGATTCGAATAATGTTTTACCTCTTACGTCAATAAAGTTAATTGTAACTTGGGGTACAAAATTTGCACCCTTTACTGATATACTAACAGAGTCAATACCAAAAGTTTGACCACTAGGGTCTTTAAATTGGTCTTCACCAAAAGTTAAATCGTACCCATCTTTATATGTAGATTCTTGACCTTGAATTGGTTTCGGTACAAACGCGTCAGTCCATGTAGTATCAAAGTTACCATCACCGCTAGCGTTTTTTAAAAAATTTAAATTACCTGATGCTATTTGTGATAATGTATTTCCTACATTATCATCAGCAATAAGTGTGGTTCTTGGAATTAAGTCTGCCTCCAAGTTAAGGTACATAACCATATTCTCTTGTTTGTGACCTCTAGGTTGTACCTCACCATTGGTGTCAACAACGCTATTTGGGTCAATATAAACAAGATTATTTTGGTCAACTTTTACAAGTATATTTTCACTATTTGAATAATCGTTATTGCTCGCCATAATATAGATTATATAATTCTACATTTCTTCTGTAGTCTTGTAAAGTAGTTACTAAAGGAAAAGGTACTCTAATAACAAAATTGTCAGGTATTTCAAATTCAACACTACCAGCGGTTGGATTTGCTTGTAATATTAACCAACCAAATACGGGTGAACCGTAATAATCTTGGGATATTTTATCTAACCTATCTCTACCTCTTTTATAAAAAACATATCGGTCAGTAGTTTTAATAGGTATCTCAATACCCGGTACTATCCTAAAATTACCATCTTCAATAAAAAATTGATATCTATCAAAATATTGTCTACTCATTATTTTTTTCTATAAAAGTTAAGTTTATCTTGGACATCATTTGAATCTGAAAATATTTTATTAACTTCATCTATTATATCCTCATCGATTTCTTCTGATGTTGTTAATATATTGAACTTAATTTCTTTATCACTTTTTCTTGATTTTAATTTTGTTAATTTAAATTTCTTTTCTTCTGGTACGTTAACAAATTTTTCAACTCTTTTCCTTAATTGTTTTTTAAGACTTTCGGGATATAACGATGTGTCGGTAAATTTACTCATTAATGCATCCACACTATTATTTAACAATTGACTTATAATTAAATCAAAATCAGATGATTGTATTGTTGGGTTTAAAAATGTAATATTTGTACCCAAATCTTCTATTAGTTTTGGTGCGTTTGTTTCAATATAATCAATACACGTTTTATATTCATTATAAAGTAAATCCGAGGTAAAACCACTCATTGTCGATGAGTTTATTATACTGTCTTTTGATGATGAATCTTTAGAATTTTTTATTACAAAATTTGCTTTATCAAGAACTTTAATTAATTCATTTCTTGATTTTTCTAAATCAGATAAAACATTTGAATCTGTCAATTCGTTTATCTTTTTCTCAACAATATCAGTAATTAAAAATGTTTTTAATATTTTATTGTTAGTATCTGTCAATAATGAACCCGCAGGTATTTCTTTATCAAACTTTAACATGTTAACCAAATACGTTGGTGAAGAATTTTCAATAAAAGAAGTCAATGCGGTTTTTAATCCTGAACTATATACTGTTAATTCTTTTGTTTTTGCGTGCAATCCAAATAAATTTAACGTTTTACCGGGTGTTGGTGATGTTGATGTAAAAACATCATATTGGTTTATTGGTCGATAGTCGTTGCTAAACAACATAGTAGTAACGTCTTTACCATATTTTGTATAAATTTCGTTGTATTTCGTTTTGTACTTTTCAAAATAATCATTAGTTGTGTCAAATACCGATTTTATCAATTTAGTGTATGATAAAACTTTACCATCTTGTAGTTCACCCATATGTTCACCTTCAGCAACTTTGTTTGTATTTTTAGGTTGTAAAGTTCCTGTTTTATTTGCATAAGATTTATTTAAATCATTTAAAAACTCTTTTGTAAATTCTTCGGCTTTTTTTCCACCAATTGTTTGGTTTGTTGCAATTGACCTCTCATCGTACATTTCAGTGTTAGCGAAGAAATTAGATGACAACGCATTTTGTAGTCTTTCTACCGGTTTACTTAAACCTTGTCCACCAATAAAGTTTAAAGAAAGTGTAACAGTTGCTATCATTGGTTGTACACCAATACCTTCAGGATTTAAATCCCATAACATTTGTCCACCTTCTTCATATGAGATATTAACATCTCTAATTACTACTTTTGAGTGATAAAAATCACCAACCCTTAAAATACAAACAGGTGGAGGACCAAATGATGTATTTCGTGCCCTTAAATCAGATTCCTCTGAAATACCCTTAATTGGTATCGTGTCGCCTGGTCTAATAGATTGTAAAAGGAATGTTAATCTAGAATTTAAACCTTCAGGTGTTGTTGAATGAAATGCTGGGTGAAAATATTTTAATTTTTCTTTTAAAGATTTAAATACAATAGGGTCATTTTCTTCTAATTTTTTAAAATAAAAACATTCAGATAGTGTTTTTGCAATAATTCTTTTTAAAGGGTCAATTGCCGGTCTTCTTATTGGTTGAGACGCAGTCACTTGACCATTTGGTTCAAGTCTAGTTACCGGTACGGGTGTTGGTGTTGGTGTTGGTTTTTGTGATGTATTTTGATACGTCATTTCGAATAATGTTTGTCTACAATAAAACGCTATGGGTGAATAAACTTTTAATCCGGGTACTTTAACAAACTCTTTGTCGATACATTCTTTAATTGGATTTACTTCACTACCTGTAAAACCCTCACCATAGTTATATGATTCAATAATTAATTTACCATCATAATCGTATCCAAAACTTTTGAAATCATATTCTTTTATGATTACAATTGGTTGTCCTGCTTGGATGATTTCTTTATCATTTTCTCCATTGTTTTTGTTAACGGGTGTAAAATCTAATGGCCATTTTATATCAGGTTTTGTATTATCTTTTTTAATTCTATCAAATATATCTTGAATCACACTGTGACTTCTTCTCATTGCTAATCTTTCATTGTAATCGGTTGTCGCAACCGATGAACATGATGATGATATTTTAACTCTAATGTCTTGTGCCGTTTTACCGGTTAAACTATTAACTAAATTGTTTATTGATGTTGTATATGTGTTGAAATTATTTTGAGCATCGTCAAAATACGCACCAATTTTTGTTTTTTGTGCATCAATATCTGTTTGTGTTATTGTGATATTCGAACCAAAAATATATTCTTTTTCTTTAACTACTTGGGGGTCTGTTTGTGTTAAACCTGTTAATGTAATTAAAGAATTACCTAAACTATTAATATATGTTTGTTTATTTGTTGGTGTAACAAAGGATTCATATGTCTTTGTATAGTTTTGGTCCGTTCTTATTTTTTTATTATTAGGGTCCGGTCTGTCGTTTTCATATTTTAAAACCACACTAACAGGACCAATTTTTTCAGATACGTTTACGGAACTAGTTCCGGGGTCATCAACAACAGGATATTCAGTTGTTATTTTATACTGTTGGATTACTTCAGGGTCTGCACCCTTATTTAAAAATGATTGAATTAGTTTCACGTCGTTAGAATCTAATTGAGCAAATCTTCTAATCAACGCATAGAAATCAAGTTCTTCACAACCAGCAAAAAACGCATTAATATAATTTTCAGACTCTTCATCGGTCATCCCTTTAAAGTATTCTCTTACTAATAAGTTTAAAATACTTGGGTGGTCAACAACCACTTTAAATGATAATTGTCCACTTCTTGATGTGTCTTGATATGTGTAGATTGGTTCGGGTCTTCCTAAGAATGTATTATCCTGCCATCTAGCTTGGTTATTTTCACTAATTTTTAAATCATATGGTGGAAACCACATAACACGCCCACCATTAGGACCTCTTTCACAAAATGGTAAATCATTGTATGTGAAACCCGGAGTGTTTGATGTTCTCCATGCTAAGTTTTCAATAGAAAACATATATTTTTTAGCGTAAAACCCATCACCAGTTGGTGATTCTAAAATATTTGTAGAATTTTTAGCACCAAATGAATTTCTAAAACTATTTTTTGCATCATAGTTACCACTTGACATTGGTGCAATGTTTATATTCCATGGTCTGCTTTCACCACCCATTATACTATCATCAAACTTTCTAATATTTGCGGTTCTTTTCATGGTATCTGTATAGTTCATGTAAGACCTATCTTTAGTCCACACTCTACAATATTCGGCACCTGTTTCTTGATTATATTGGTCAACGAATTTTATTGCAGAACCTCTTGATAACATTGAATCACCCTCTTTGAATATTCTACTTGTTTGGTCAATCACATTACCAACGTGAGTTCTTGATGACAAACCATCTCTTGGCATTGAATCCAACAACTCTTGTGTTTTATTAAGAATTGAGTCTTCTCTAAATCCATATTTTGTTGATATTGAGTTATTGAAATTGTCAGATTCTTGTGATTGGAATTCTTTATTGTGTAAACCAATTTTATTTTGTGAATTTTTACTTATCCACGTAAGTTTACCACTTATTGGTCCACCTTCAGATATATTCCTTTGTCTTTCAAATAACGACGCTTGAACAGGGTCAAATAATAAACTTAAATAATAACTACTTTTCACCATGTTGTCATTAAAATCTGACATGGTATATTTTACATCTTCACTTCTATCGTCACCAATATACGCAACACCTTTAGGTGCTTCTAATCCCAATATATTCCTTATCCCTCCACCAATATTATCTACAAAATTAAATAATTTTGATGATTGTTGTGACCTAGCACTTGTTGTATAGTTAGGAGCATATGTTGAATATGTTAGTTGGTCAAATAATATTTGTCTTTGACCTTGACCCATATATTCAACAAACAAATCAGAAGGTTTTCTACCTAATTTTGGTCTTCTTTGAATACCAACTAAAGTACCTAAAACACCTGTTACATCTTGTAATATTGCCCCCGCCTCTGTTGTTGGTGTTGGTCTATTTACAATAGGATTTCTTGGGTTTGTTAAATAATCGCCGGGTATTTCACTAAATGGAAATTCAACACCAGCAACTGTTTGTAAAAAATCAACACCTTTACCTAATAAGGTTGATGCGACGGTGATTTTATAATTTTTCTCAATTAACGGTTCTCTACCTGTTACAATGTTTATTGCTGTTGCTAAATTACCATCTAACGCATCTATTGCTCTTACTCGACCTAAAGTTGCCGATTCTAAATTTTGTTGTAGTCTCGCAAAAACAGGTCCCTGTCTATTTTCTCT